AAAAAATTTGCCACCCCAGCGAATACGAATTAAGTTATGAATAATAATAAAAATTTAGATAAATTAAGTGCATCTGAGCGTAAGTTGTATTATACAAATTCTCCGTTCTATTCACTTAAAGTGTATGCTATAAATAAGATTTTGAAATATAATCCAAATTTTGCTTATCACATCTGCGATTTTATTAGTGATTACATAATTCGTCCATCCGTTATTCACCAGTTGGAAGATTTTAAAGGATCAAATTTGTTCCGAGAACAATTACAAGAAGACTTGAGTAGTCGTCAATTGTTCCATTTGGAGTGTATTGCTATTGATTACGTCGATTTTGTGTCACCAGACGTTGCTATTTCTTATAACAAGTTAGCTCTGCGTCCAGATTGGTCTGTTTCCGGTTATAAAAATGGCAGGTACTATAGAGACCAACCAACGTATATACGGCAAAAGATCGTGGACGCGCTCAAATCATGCACCCACAAATTATCTTTCAACTATAAAGAATTCGAGGACTTCTTCGCCTACACGGTCTCTAAAGGACGAGCAAGTGAAGAAGAAAGATCAATCTTCGAACAAATCTTCCGAAATCAAAAATATTTCGAAAACAGTAAACTACAAAAACAAGAGAAGATCAAAAGGCCGCGGAGCAAACAAATTGCCAATGCCGTCCATTCCTTCAGTTATCGAAGTCCCACCACCAGCAACGCCATTGTTGCCGGATCCGGTGTTAAACTTTTGGAAGGAATCGTTGAAGTCTTACCCTTATCCACCCGTACGGTCGTCGAATCTGAGTTATCTCAGGCGAATCTCGCCAAATTTCGAAAAGCGATACATGACGATAGGGTTCAACACAACGGGGCAAAATAACAATTGTTTGTATCACTCAGTTTTTTCCTGCCATATATCTTCCACTAAAAAGAACCAAATATATCTACCTATTCCTTTTGTTGAACGGGTTAAAGAGTTTTTGGATCATGACAAGATATATGGCAGGGGTGGTATGGCCTCCTCTGACATTTGTGGTGTTATTGCTGAGATGTTTGGTTTTAACATAGCTATTTCCTCTGCGTATGGAGTTGAGTTTTATATAGGAGACCGTGAATCCGATCGTGTTACTTTTATTAGACACGTGGGTGCCCATTTCGAACCTGTTCGGATGGCATGTTTGGCACGTAAATTACCGGATCAAGATGCTTTGGTTGCTTCTTTGACCAATCAAGGTTTCACACCAGTCCAAGTGGCACGTGAATATTACATGCGTACCGGTTCTCCTATTGTTACTCAAAACTCATTAAACTCTTACGTGAAGGGTTGTCGTGTTGATCCTGACCCCCCTTCAAGGGACCTGCCTGAAGAAATTAAAAATTCTTTGGGCAGTTTCATTGAGGGTGTTTTGATTGACTATCCCCAATTTAGGTGTAAAACACCTGCTGAGGATGATGTGTCATCATGTGTGTCAAATTTTAGCAATTTGTTTTCGAAAAGTTTGTCGAGTTTGGAAGGTCACCTTAATAAGATGCAAGGTATAATTGGTGAATTATTATTGGATGATTTTTCATCACCAAAAGATGATGAATCTGGGAAGGCTTGTGAAGCCATTAAGTCGTATGAGGGAATTATTTCTCCATCCGCTTCGACCGTGCCTATGTGGAAAGAGGAGTCCACATTGGGTTACGTTAAGGGAAAACCTTATATATTACCTCCTCCATTGGGACTTCCTGAACCCATTAATATTGATGCCAACTTTGATGAATTCGTCAAAGAGGCAAATGATTTATTAGGGTTGCTTGATGCGGAGATAGCAAAATCTCCAGTTGAGCCAGAGAAGTCCAAAACCGGTGAAGACAAGCGTGTTGATGACCCTGGGAGTCCGAAATCAGAGAAATCTGATATGCGTTCGAAAGGGTTTCCACAAGTGTCGAATAGTGCGAAGTTGCATCATGATTTGTTGCAAGAAGCTTCCGTGCTTTATGAGACACATCCTATAGGTCGATTTTTTCCTGACAAGCCTATAACAAAGCAGGTTCCTGAAGAATTTGATAAAGAGGGTAAATGTACTAAAACCAAGAATGTCGTGATGAAGCATGTTCGTGCTTTACCAGACTTACATTGTTCATCATATGGATACAATTATATGCAAGCTGATCCAGAAATGCAGAGTAGCTTGCCTGTTAAAATTGTCGATTTGGGGTCGCATACTGATATGCATAAGAGAATAGTTGATAAAATGGGTGATAATGCGCAGTATGTTGATGTTGGTGCGTATGCTTACGCGAAAACTCAAATGATAGGTAAGCCTGTCAATTTGAACAACAAGACGTTGGTTGCGCGCCATTTAACCAATTATTTCTCTAAATTTGACTTGAAGATGGTTGATCCCATGGACATGTACCTTATGATGGAGCATACAACAACAGCTGTTATGCATATCAATGATATGGAAATTGGTACTATGCAAAGTCTGTCTAAAACTAAAAATTTGCGCAATGTTACAAAGTTATGTAATTTGCAAAAAGGAATGGTTCGTAAGACTTTCTTAGGAATACCTCTACCCAATATGGGTTTCAAAATCATCAAGAATCTGTCTTATCCTGTTAAAATGGACAAATAGCAATTATTTCCAGCTATATGTCTCCGTGGCGTTGACTTTCCTTCTGTTTTTACTCTGGAAGGTTCACGTTTTAATGTCAAGAATATACCTATAACTTGTGGTGGTAACAGACACACAAGACATCTTGTCCATGGTCTCGTGGGTCCCATTATATTCACACATCAAAATTGTATGTGCAATGAAGCTATTGCTTTTAAGTATCGCCATCAAACCAATGGCACAGAGCGCACACAAAATTTAACTTACAGTTTTGATCATAATACCTCTGGCTTTGTAGTTAAGGAGTTGCGTAGCTTAATGTCTGATTTTGTTTTTGTGAAGCAACCTTACGATAATTATGTTAAAACTTTTCATGGTAGGTTGCGTAGGAAGTATGAAAGGGCGAAGATTGTGTTGGTTACTGAAGGAATTAAGCGTAGACATTTTCTACAAAATTGTTTCTTGAAGGATGATAAATATTCCATTAAGGATTTTATCAGTAAACCCGATGATCTCATCCCTAAGGTTCCACGCGCTATACAATATCAGAGTGGTGAAGCTACTCTTTTCAAAATGCAATATACAAAGCCGGTTGAGGAAAGAATGTATGAGATCCTCGATTTTCATGGACTTAGAGTTTTTACGAAAGGACTTACTGGTGTTGAGGTTGGTCATCTGTTGGAGAATGGTTCAAATTGTGTGGACGATCCTGTTTATGTTGAAAATGATTTCAGTGCATTCGACGCAAGTGTTTGTGTTGAGTTGTTGCAAACATATCACAGGTTTGTTCTTTCTTTTTTGCCGAAGGGCTCAAGATCAATGTTATCGTGGGCCTTTAAGTTCGACAACAAACCAACCGGATATACGTCTAAGGGTATAAAGTACAGTACCATTGGAACCATAACATCTGGTTCCTGTGATACCAGTTTTAAGGGTAATTTTGTTAATTATTTAGCCACTACGTCTATACTACGCATTTGTGGTATACCCAAAAGTGCATACAAGTTTATATGCAATGGGGATGATTCCGTTTTGATTTTGTCCAGGTCATTTTTAAATGATTATGATGCAACGTTATTTTCTGAATTCGGGCTAAGTGCCAAGACGGTTATTAAATACCACTTGGCCGAGGTTGACTATTGCCAATCCAGAGTTGTCACTGGGCCTTTAGGTCCAACTATGGTTCGAGATCCTGATAGAATCTTTAGGAGATTCGGATGGATTGTTCGTGATTTTGGCAAGAATGGCAACTTCAATTACCTTAAAACGGTTCTTATGGGCGAAATGGCCCTTAATTATATGGTACCTGTTCTATATCCATTACTACGCAAATGTTACAAATTGTGTTTTGGTAAGGTGAATGTTAAATTGCTGGACTCCTACCGTGCTGAAATGTATTGTACTAATGCGTATTGGAGATTGGATAAGAAGTACGATTATGATGATTCGTACGATCAAAGTTTCTTTGAGGCTTATCCAGACTTTAGGCCCATAGATGTTAAGTCCTATATGTCCAAACCGGATAAAGCATTGGATCAGCTTGGATATGACATAATGTATGCTACATATAATCTTAAGTGTTGACGTGGTTAAACACGTTAAAATTATGTCTATGAATATCAATGCCAAGCATGTCGTTGTTCGAAGGAACACGAACAAGAAGCGACAAACTAATGCTATGTCTGTTCCAAAAAAGGAGTTAGTTAAGGAGATTAAACAAGTGGTTAAAAACATCCCAAAACGTAAGAGAAGGAATAGGAATAAAAGAGGCGATTTGTCTGTGCCGGGTTTGTCATCGAATGTCAATGCTCGCCAAGTCGCAATGTCGTCTGAGAATGCAATGAGTGAAGATGGGAAAGCATGGTTGATGCGTTATATTGACCCTTGTGGTGAGATTGATACCCCAGAAACGTCACTTAAAATTTGTGATGGTGCTATTCCATACTCTGCAACTCCATATCAACGTTTTGACGGCACAATTCGTTTTCCTTTTCAGTCTGAAAGTTCGGTTGATATGACTGGTAGAAATTATTCAATGTTAGTTTTGCAACTTCCCTTATTTAGGAATGCAAAGTTGGTAATGGCCAACGCACTTGGCCAAGAATTTGGCGAAGATAATGCAAATGATTTGATAAATGTTTTAAATAACGTTTCCACCATTCAAATGCGTTATCCAAACTTCGTTACTGGTCAATTAGTTGACGGTGACGGTGCGCCTTTGAATTATTTCACAGTTATACAATCTGCAGGGCTGGATACCATTCCTCCTCCGGGATCAAATGGTATTAGTCCAGTTATAAACCAAATCAGATGTACTTTTGATGGTTTAACTATTGGACATAATGCTCCTGCCTTGTTTAATCAAGCCACTGTTAATGGGTTGGTTATCAATTGTCAGGTCACACCTACTTCAATTGAAGATACTGCTCAAGATCCATCTGTTTACCTTCACGGTTATGGCAATTGGAATCCACTCACTAATGGTCCCGCTACAGGTTCTGGCTTTGTTTTCAGTTCGTTACCGGGTGTTCTCAGCGGTTCTGTATCACCTTTTTCTGGTAATTCTGCCACTTTTGTTGCTGACCATCTTGTTCGCAACAAAGCAGGCACTATTGTTGTTAATATAGGTGATGAATATCGTTATGAGAATACGCCCGCTGGTACAGGGCATGTTGTTGGATTGTATAATCTGACCACATTACAGAATTTTTCTATAGTTACTACTCCCAGTCCTCTTATATCATCATCATCGAATCTTCGGTTGTACTTTGAACCGCTCGCAACCGATCCTGAGTTAAATAATATAAATAACTCTTATGCTGTAATTACTTTACCTCCCCTCACACAAGGGGATATAGCTCAAAATGACCCTAAGGCTGACATGTTTTTGATGAAAGACGGTGGTGGTTGTTATCAACCTATTAACAAATTTACACCTGTCTTTGAACCATCAAATGTCGACTTTAGCGTCATTCGTTTTGCCGGCCCTACGACGGATCCAGAACAAATTAGTGCTGATCCTTCTGTTGGTTGGCAAGATGCTTATGATCGTAATTTCGGTATAGGAGTTATAAATGTTCAAAGTATGCCATATGCTGCCCAACCTCTTTTTAAATTCAGAAGAGCGCATGAAATTGTGCCTTCAACTGAATCATTCTTTGGATTGTTTGCCACTGGCAACAGTGCTAAGGATGATAATACTCTTCAGTTAGCAGATGGAATTATGAATCATCGACAACATTTGTACCTTGCTTCTGATAACTTTCTCGGTACTTTGGGAAAGATTGTCACAAAAGCCATGTCTTTGTTCACAATTTTTGAAACTCATTCTGGCACTATTAGATCTTGTGTTGATTGTGCTGTTTCTGAATGTAAGTTGGCTCTTGGCAGCATGCAGCGTGAATTTGTTCGTGTTGTATAACTTCAGTGGTTGTGTGTATAACCAACACGTTAAAAATGGTTCTCATTGGTTTATGTCTGTTGTCCATAATAACATTAGTAAGCGCTTCGGTAATTCCTAAAGCTGACGATCATATTGACGTTGTCAGTGCTGGTTTCGTTAGATCTGTCGGTGAATGGTTTGGCTTACCTAATCCTATACACCTAACTATCTATATAGTTATTATGATAGTTCTTGTTATCACACTAATCATATTAATGTGTTATGGGATTAATTGTGTTTATGTGATGCTTTTCATTCTTTTGGCGCTTCTTTCCTTAGCCTTGTTTTTGGTTGTTTGGTTCTGGATTGGTATCAATCCTGAAGATATACCAGATTTTACAATGGTTAAGGAAACTTTTAACGGAACGAAAATTATTTCTCCACCTTCGACTAGTAGTGTGGTCTCTTCATCTCGTAATGATAGTGTGGTTCTTGAT